AACGACGATGCGGCGCATGCGCACGCGGTGGAAGAGTTCGAACATGGTCGTGCCCCCTCCCCTAGCCCCTAGAACCCCGCCAGCGCCCTAGGGGGAGCGGCTGGCGGGTACCGCCTACATGCGTAGGCGATGGGGGCTTTATACGCGCCTACGCCCGTAGGCGTCAACACCTGTAGGCTACGGCCGTACACGACAGCGAGGCGGTTATGGACTGGAACGACTTTTTCGAGCGCACCCGGGTTTCGGCCAAGGTCGAGAGCTATTCGAAATTGGCACCCCTGCTGGGAATCACAGACGGTGCGATTGGTCACTACCGCATGGGTCGGCGCGTCCCGCAGGTGTGGGTGGTCGCGGACGCATTGCGCATCCAAGGGCATCCAGAGCCTGAGAAGCAGGCGATTGAGATAATGAAGCGCGCAGCGCTTACGTCGCCCGAGCGAACGTTCTGGAAGCGGCTTGCGGCTACTGCGATGACCCTAGCGCTGGGGGTGGGCCTCGCCTCGCCTCGTGACGTACAGGCCGCTACGGGCGGCATTGATGCGGCACCCTCTATACATTATGCGAAATGGATGATGGGCCGTCTTTCGTGGGTCTGGCTCTGGATCAAGTCTTGCCTCCCTTCCCGGGAACCCAACAAGGACGAGATCGCAGCATGACCACGATGGACCCGCACGACCGCATCGACATGACCGGCCCTTGGGCCGGTTTCGGCTTTCAGGGAGGCCACATGTTCACCCCCGAGGGCCACAGCCTTGAACCCTGCGACATGACCTGGTGGTCACTGACCTGCAACATCGCACGGGAATGGCGGCTGATGATGGAGGAAGCCCGTCCGCGGCCGACGCGATCGGTAGCATCTGGAAAGCGCTGCCCCACAGTGGATTCCAGCGTCGTATACCTGCGTGAGTACGTCAGAACTCGCAGAGAACGGCGGTTGGGCATGGGTGATCCCGGTACCGGCGCCGAACCATCCAACGTGGTCCACATGTCACGTGGGCCACGACGCCCCAAGCGCGGGTGAAGCGTTGACCGTAGGGGCATGGCCCCTACACCCCGGCTAGAATGCGCGCAGGACGCCACCTGGGGGAATCATGGAACGAGAACGACCGGAATACTTGCCACCCATTGAACGACGCCGGTGGGAATTCCCGTGGCTTGCCGTACTGGCGATTGCCTTGCTGGCCCTGCTGGTCGGTGGCGCGCACATGCTCACAAAGACCCATGCGGCATGGAATGAGCGTTTCAGAGCCACCGATACAGCGACTGCTGATCCAGCACCCCAAACGCAAGTGCTCGCTGATGCCGAGCGCGAGGCGATGCTTGCTGAAATCCGGCTAAAGCGGGCTGCTGCTGAGGCCGAGGCTAAATCGGCTGAGCAACGCAGGCGACTTGAAACGCCCGAGCTGCGCTGCATAAACGGCATGCTGTTCCGCCGAATACCAGGAGGCTGGGAGAATATACCCGGCCAGTCCTGCTAGCGTTGCGAGCGGCGGCGGTCGTAGTCGCGGATACTGCGCTTCGCCCAGAACAGCGTCCGGACGGTCTTGACGATGCCGACCAGCAGCAGCGCCACGAGAACCCAGCCAGCCGCGGTCATCAGATTGTCGATGCTCATGAAAGGTCCCAAGGCGGCCAGCAGCGCAAGATGGCCCACATAGTAGCCGTAGAACGCCCAGCGGGTGCGCGGCACGCCTACCGGTGCGTAGCCGAGGACCATAACTGGCAGCGCCAGCAGCGCCCAGCCATTGCCGTTGTAGAGGCACAGCAGCCCTATGGCGAGCAGCTTCCCGACGACGGCGGCCGGCGGAGCGTTGAACCGACGAAGCACGTATCCAGCGACCACCACGGCGATGCCCGACCACTGGTAGTCCACCAGCAACGGCAATGGCCCTGCAAGCGCCGCCACGAGCCACCAGCGCCCTGCCCTGATGGCCCACACCACGGACGCGGCGAGGGCGAAGGACGCAAGCACGTTGAGCGGGAGCCAGTGCCCGAATGCCACGGCGTGCGCCGGTTGCGCAATCGCCGCCCACAAAGCGAGGCGGCGGATGGACTTGGCTATGTCGGCGCTCGGTTCGGCCAAGTTGTAGGCCATGACCAAAGCGAACACAGGGAACGCGATCCGCCCGAGTTCGCTGATGACAGGCAGGTAGCCGCCGTAGAACACCTTGGCTACGTGATCGCCGGTCATCAGCAGGACCGCAATCCACTTCAGCAGCTCGCGACCGCCACTGGTCATCACATGTCCCTCGTGGTGGACGGGACCGTGGTCTTCGTCTGATACGGCTGCGACTCGGGGAACGTGCCGAGCGCGCGGGTCTGCTTGGTGGCAATCGATCCGTTCAAGTCCGTGGCGCCCTGCCCCGGCTGCTGGCCCGCAAACTGCTGCTGAGGCTGCTGTTGCCGATCCTCGTGACGCTCGCGGTACGGGTTATAGACCGGGCCGTAGCGTGCGAGCGTGCGGCATTCCGGCTGCGTTATGTCGTAGGCGGTGCCCTGTTCCGTGACGCACGTACAGCTCGCTTCCTGATAGTTGCCATTGCCGTCGTTGCCTGCCATCGATGACATGCACACGAGCAGCGGATCCGCAGTGACGCTGCGATCATCGAACACCGGTGCAGTCCAGGGCATGGTGGCGATGCGGGGCAAATGATCCTTCGCGTACTCAGCGGCTGTGCGCCATTTCGGATCGTGTGCGGCCTCACCGGGCTGCGTAGCGGACGTAGGGGCCGCATCGGCTTGCGCCGATTGCGTCCCCTTCCCTGTCGCCATCGCGGCCATGTTGTCGGGCTTCAACGAGTCGTAGGCGAGGTAGGCAAACACGATGCCGACAATGACAAGCACCGGTAGCGCCATCACCTTCCACGGGATGCGTGGCTTGATCGTGTGAACCTCTGCGGACTTGTATTGACCATAGACATGCGACGGCAGCAGGCGCGTGGTGCGCTGGGCAATATCGCGCTTGGCCGAGGACTTGATTTCCTCGTTCAATTCACCCCAGCGGAACACATCAATCATCTTCGTGCCGAAGCGGCGCACCACGTGCGAGTGCGCGCCGATCAGGCCACGCACGAACGGATACAGCTGGTTCGGCTGCTGCGTGGTCCAGACGAAGTCCAGGCCGCGATGCCGATGCTCAGCAAGATCGAGGACGTGCCTCGGTGTCTGCTGACGCGTGGCGTCGTGTAGGTGGCCGAACCACTTCCATGCTTCGTCAACGAAGATGATTGCGCCGTTCGGGACCAAGTGCGTGCCCTCGGCGTCCTTTTCGTTCCAGCGGCGCGGATCGTCCAGCACCGAAGCAAGACCATCCTGTAGGCCATCGATGCCGCATGCGTAGATCGCGCGCTCGCCGCGCTTCGCCTCTTCGATCAGGCGCTCCATCATGAGCGCGGTCTTGCCGTTGCCGGGCTGGCCGGTATAGAGCTCGATAGGCATCTCAGGTCCTCTTGACCAGCACCGCGCGAGCGGCATTGACGGCGAATTTCGTTGCGACTGCCGAGGCGATCATCGTGCACGCTTGGTCGAACTTCATCAGGCCCGCGTAAGCGATCAGGAGCGAGCCCCACTCGCCGCCGGGCGTGCCTACCTGAATCGCGTTTTTCATGTTGTTGAGCCACGGCTCGACGGCAAACTGATGCGTAGCCCACGCGAGACCGAGCCACGCAAGCACCTCAACGGCCCATGTGCCCAGACGCGACCGGAACAACGCTGCTAGAGCGGAAAGAAGTGCGCTGATAAACAGGGGCATGGTCAGGCCTCCCTACTGGCAACGATTCGAAGCGAGATCAGCGCGGCGAGCCCGAGTACGAAATACGACCCAAGGCCGAGCCAGTTACACACGGGCGTAATGTCGAACTGGAAGCTCTGACCCATGACCTCGAATGCAGGAGGCTGCGGGCAGCTACCGCCCCAGCCGTAACCGGCAGTGTTCGGCGTGCCAGGAGTCGTGTTGCCGCCGCCCTGCCATGCACCGCTGCCGGGGCTGGTAGTGCCGTAGTCGGGATTGCCACCGGTACCGGTGAGTGCGTTGCGGATTGCGGCGGTGTCGGCGTTGCCGCCGGTACCGGTATTGAGTTTTTCGAGTGCGCACGCGGTGCGCCACTGCATGAGCAAACCGGTGTATTCAAGCGCGTCACATTTCTCACCGGTGCAGACCGGTGGCGTACTACATGTTCCACCGGCGATGTTCCGGTTCTTGCGCGTGTTGCAATCGATGCGCCATTGAATTCGCGCCTGCCCGCACATGATCGGCGAGCCGCTGCACGTCGGCGGGGTCTTGCAGTCATCGCCACCGGAGAACTCGTCCTTCTTCTTGCCATCAGGACCTTCGCCGCCTTCCTCACCTTCGTCAGGCTCGCCGTCGCCGTCGCTGTCCTTCTTACAGGTGCCATCCTTGCCGCGCACTTCGCCCTGGGCACACTGTCCATCACCCGGAAGGCAACTGCCAGACGGGCTCTTAATCTGGCCGGCTGGACACTCGTTTGCCTTATTCTTGCAGGTGCCGTCGGCCTGAAGCGTCATGCCCTCAGGGCAAGGCTCAGGCGCACACTGGCCGAGCGAATTTTGCGGGCGACCACCACACTTACCCTCGGGCGGTTCGCAGACATTGAGAATCGCGTTCCAGTAATAGCCGCTGCCGTAGTTGTCGCACGTGCCCTTCTCATTGTCCGGGCAAAGCCCGCCGGTGGCCTGCCAAGTCATGGAGCTATCAGCGTTGCGCCCCCAGATTCCGTCACACATGTTGCGACAGCCCAGACTGCCGCTCTTCGCAGCGCCGCCGCTAGACCACGGTCCACTGCCGGTGTAGGGAGGCTCGACCGAGCATTGGTTGCGCCAGTACCAGAAGCCAACAGTGTAAGGGCCGGTCTCAGCGGTGGAACCCGCCTTAATTCCCCAGTAAGACATGAAGGTACGCCCAGAAGAGGGGCCACCGTCCTTCTGGCATTCCTTGCGCGTGACGCCGCCAGAAACGTTGTTATTACCTGCACCGGGGACGACCGCGTTGCACGCAGCCATGGCTTCGGCGAGGCTACATTGGCTGTTGCTTACAGAACAATTCTTGACCTGGGCAGAAACAGGCGGTGCGTAGAAACTGAAAACTGCGAGCATGAACATCGCAGCGAACGTGCTGAGCGCGGCGCGCATCAGCTGAAATCCACGAAGATGATCGCGCAGGCCACTAGCCATGCGCCAAGCCAGATCCACCCTTCCATCCCAAGCCCCTATGCGCCTCGTGGCGCGTCACGCAAAAGACCGGCGGGAGGGAGTCGGCCCTGCCCGCCGGTGGTCGTTACATGGCCCGGCGGACCCACTTGTAAACCTTGATCGCGACCAGCACGGCGAGTACCGCGCTGCCGATCTGACCAATGGGACCCGCAGCTGCAGCGATGGCAGCAACGGTATCGCCCACATCGACGCCACCACCGCCGGACGCGAACGCCGGGGTAGCAGCGACAGCGGCGGTACCGACAGCGGCCAGTGCCGCACCCTTGCCCTTCAGGGCCTTCAGAAACTTGCGCATTGCGTCCTCCTAGGACTGTTGGATTTTCTTGCGGATGAGCCGGAAGGTGTACGCCAGAGCCCACAGGAGCGCGATCTTTGCTCCGATGAGCTGGGCATCCTCAATGGGCAGGTCCGGCAACAAGCCCGGTTGAGGAATCCAGATCACAGCCGTGCAGGTCCCCGTGGCCGTGTCCAGGTCGGATTCAAGGCACGCGGGGATCAGCACGGCCATGGGTTATGCCTTTGCCGGAACGGGCGGAGCGGCCTTGGCACCAAGCGGCACGAGGTCAACGTAACGCTTCAGCGTCAGGTCGCCGTACTGGCCCAGTGCGAAGGACTTCGGGTCGATGTCGTACTCACCGACGGGATAGGCCGGTCGCTGGCCGAGGCCGACACGGAACGGCAGTTCGTAGCCGTTACCGAGATCGAGGCCGGCCATCTGCGAACGCATGATGGTTTGGGTTTTCTGGTTGTGCTGCTCTTCGACAGCAGCAGACTTCACGCGGCAGACAGGCATAGTTCTTCTCTCACTAGTTTGTGTAGGGCGTCACCCTTGGCAATACCGCGAAACCTTCCGGGGTGACCGTCTCGGAGGATGCGGGCCTCGCATACGTCGGACCACGAATGGCCGAACGCACCGCGCAGAACATTGAGTGCTGGGCCGACTTGACGCTCCATCCAGAGCACCATGGCCTCGGCTGATACTTCGACTTGCTTACGAATCGTTTTGAGGCGGGTACACACGCCTTCGATGAGCTCGCTCATGACGCTATAGGCCCCACGCAGATACGCGCCGGGGTCTAGCAAGGTGTCCAGGGGGACTTCAACGTGCTTGCCGTACAAGCGCACCTCAGCGCGCACCCACGGCGACGATGCAAGGCCAAGCTGTTTGCCCTTCTCGTACACGCACAGCTCTTTGTGGCCTTTGCCGCCGACATAGAGCGTAGAGCCGGTGCCGTGGCCCTCATCGGACATGAAACGGTGCCTAGGTGGGCAACCGCCCTCGCAGAAATCACCGGCGGCGGCGCGCTCTCGCAGCGCATGCACGTTCAAGCGGGTGCCTTCGTAATCGTCGTGGGCGCAGTCCACGCGACTGATCCGCGCGCGGAGCATCGTGGCTTGCTTGTGGACGTGGGCCCAGTTCTTCACCCACTTGCAGCCTGCGCCGGTCAGGCTGACGCAGATGGTCTCCTTGTTGCCGCTGACGCCGATGCGGCCAACGAGCTCACCGTCGCGGTCGATGAGAAACGCTGACAGGGCGTAGAAGTTCCAGTTCTTTTCCCGGAGAGCGCCTGCAACGACTTCGCCACGAAAACCGAAGAGCTTGTACAGCAGAAGCTCGATGTTGCTACAGCGAAAGTCGTCAACAACGGATTGGGGCATCACAAGGGTCAGGTAGTCGATGATCGCGGTTTGCTGACCCTTTTGGCCCGTGTTACTCCCCGGGCCAACCTCCGCCCCTCCCTGCCCCTTTTCACCGGTCGATACCGGGGAAAAGCCCTCGTTCGACGGCATGCAGGCGAGCATCAGGCGTGCGGAATCAGCCACGGCGCACCTCGGTCGATGCCTGGGCGACGAATGCGGCGTCACGAATTACGCGGGTTCGGTCCTGCTCGCGGCGGTCGATCAGCCAGACGCCGATGCGGACAACGCCGAAGGCAATGCACATGCAGCTGGCGAGCAAGAACAGGGCGGCGGCGACGACGGGCATTACGAAACCCGCCCGATCTGATAGAAGGTCACCGGCTTACCGGCTGCGATCTGGCGATGCTGACGGCTAGCGCGAACGGCCATTGCAGCCTCGCGAGTCTCAAAGACGCCAACGACGATGCGGCGCATGCGCACGCGGTGGAAGAGTTCGAACATGGTCGTGCCCCCTCCCCTAGCCCCTAGAACCCC